GGATACAATTTGTGGCATATGCTTCTTTTGAAAGATTCCTAGCTTCTTGTTAAGTTCCTTAACATTAGATTCAATCTTAATACTTACTGTCATCTCTTTCTCCAGTATGATTGTGTCTCAAACTTTAATCCAAACTCTTTAGCTTTTCTTCTTACAGTAGAGGGGTGTACATCATAGCTCATAGCAATATCATGCGATGATTTGCCTTCTTTAATTTTCTGTTCTAATTTTTGTTTATCTATCTTCATAGGTTCTCATAATGTTCTATTAACTTATTAATATACCAAACAGACTTCTTTAAGTCTTGTATATTGCTATCTTTGTAAGATTCTCTCCAAATGTATTTCAGTGCCGCTCCCTTTAAATATCCCTTATATTCATCCTGAGTTAGTGCAGCTTTGATTGCATCAATACATTCTATAGACCCCTTACGATAATGAGGTGGCGAGTTTACATAATCAATCTTTTCTTTTGTCATTTATTTCTCCTTATATTTATTTGATTTAACTATATTGTCTTTTGCCCATAATGGTTGCAAATTGTTTAAAGACCAACATTCTTTAATATCATTTATATCTTTTAAATTAAATAATGATTGTGGTTTTATATGGTCAATATGTATATCTCCATTTCTAAATGCTTTCCATGTCATGTCTTTTGTAAATTGTTTTTCTAAATGATTTTTTAATTTATCTCTTGTATATCCTAAAATTTTAAAATATTTAGAATTAGTTTGATGTTTAACTGCCTGTCTTACACAGCCATCTAGGTATGGATATTTTTTTGTTTTTCTTTTAATTTGGTTTTTAAGTCTTTCGTCTAAATTAAATTCTGTATCATACCTGTATTTAATTCTATAAATTAATGTATTATCCAACGGACTATCTTTAGTCAGTTCCTTCCATAAAGTAGTTGATATTTTGTAATATTCCTTGTACCAGTTTAAATCTTTTTTTATTAACTTTGGTTTAAATTTATTCAACCTTTGTTTTAAATTTTTTAATTTTAATTTTTGCTCTCTTAAATATTTTTTTTGTTTTTTGTAAGTTATTAAACATTCTAACGATATATTTTTTTTTCTTGCTTGATATTCTAAATCACATAATGGATTTAACTTTCTTCTTTTTTTACTATATTCAGAATCATAATTACAGCCATTTAATTTTCTTTTATTTCTATAATCTTGTTTAATTTCATAATGACAATTTTTACAATATCTTCTCGGCAATATTGAATAAGCATTTTTTTTTCTAAATTTATGCTTAGACATATAAAAATCTTTTATATTTTTTTCTAATTCACATTTTTTGCATTTTTTATGAATGCCATATGGTTTTAAAAATTTAATGCTTCTCTCCTTATTATTTCATTCTTACATTTTTGTATGACCTTCTTCTTAGCACTAGATGATTCAATGTAATCATTCAGTTCCTGAAGTGTCATACACTTTAAGTAGTAGTGTTCTGTAGTTGTTTTGCCTGTAGCTCTATCTCGTATCTTAGCACTTTGTTTTAGTTTAATTGGCATAGTTGCTCCTCAGTTAATGTATCTATTCGCATACAATAGTTTTTAAATATATCTATAGGTATCAAGTAAGCATCTATTATCTTGCCATCAATCTTATAGTTCTTACCTTCAGGTATATTATTTTCTGATATACATATCTTTAATTCATTTGACTTAATCCAATACAGCATAGTCTTAGTTAGATATGCCCAGTAGTCTGCTGTACTTACGTTTATTCCTGATTTAATCTTATTACAATAAGTTTCTATAAAAGCATTACCTGTTCTATCAGTACGCTTATCTCTTTTAACTTCTATAGTCTTTTCTATCTCAGGAATCATAATGTCGTATTCACTAAAGTTACCTTGCATCTTGTATGCCATTGGATGCTTCCTGTTGATAATATCTAATACAAACATTTCTCCAGCTTCTCCATAAGGTAAATCTTCGTTATAAAACTTATTCACTTCTTCTTTTCCTTTTTCTTTTTGCCAAATATCTTTTCCCAATTAGCATCTATCTTTTTCTTATCTTCAGGTCTACGTTTTGAACCTTTACCACCATGCCACTTAGACATAATTTACCTTCTGAAAATTAACTGATTTATCTAATCTAGATAGCAATACTTTTGCTTGCATAAAATCTTTAGGTAAACATCTTAATAATTCTTCTACGCTAAATATCACCATATCCTTTTCATCTTTGTGTATTTTTTCTAAAACAGGTTTATCAGCATCAGTATCGCAAATCAAAGCTGTCTTATTATCAAAGTTAAAACATCTAGCATTAGGTTGTATTTGTATGTAACCACTTTCTTCACATTTAATATTTAATTGCTCAAAAGCTCTTATCATCATTTCAACCATTTTAAGTTTCTTTTGAGCAGAATCATTTTGTAAAGATTCTTTTAGTAATTGTTCTGCTTTACAAAACTTAATTTCAAATTGCACACCAACCATTTTAAAGATACGTTTTCTATTACCCCACTTAACATAAGTATCAAGTTCATAAGTTCTTAATTCTTTCAATTTGCTTTCTAAAGTTTCATCTATATATGTTTTCATAATAATACCTACATTAGAGGGAACATTTATAGGGAGGAGGGATATACCATAGGTATATATCCCTTCCCTCCCTGATAATTCTTGTTTTTCATGTAAAAACTCCCTGTAATTCCCTGAAAATTCCCTGAGTTCCCTGTTTTTGTTCCCTGCTAATCATCAAACTTTGGTGCTAATTTAGAAAATTCTTTAGATTGATAACCTGCTTTTTCGTCATAAATCACCTCTCCTAGCTCTTTTAATTTGCCTAACATCTTCTTAATTGATTCAGGAGATTTAGCATTTCCATCAAAATCTACTACTTTTCCAGTCAAATCAGCAGGCATTAAATACACATCTTGAGGATGCTCTTTATTCTTAAATATAGCTTCTCTTTCTAGTGCATCTAATACTAATTGTTGTGCAGGACTAAGACCTTTTTTATCTTGTATCTGCACATCAGTCTCTTCTAAGAAACCTGATGTAAGATTCAAACCTTCACCAATGATATCTACTTCTTTAAACATGAAGTTTTTAAGAGCCATACCTTGACCATCTTTATTTAATGTTTGCTCAAAAGATACAAGCATTTGTTCATCAACAAATCCAACAATATGTTCATCTTTTCTATTGACCTTAAACTCATAATCTAAAGATGCACCCATTACACTTGAACCTCTACCTCTATTAGAGTTGCCATGACCTGTATGATGCACTAAACATATACAGCACTTATAGTGTGATATAAGTCCATCTAATTTATTAATAAAGTTACCTACATCTTCTGCACTATTCTCATTACCTATAAAGTTTCTTTGAAACGTATCAATAACAATCATGCCGATATCACCTACTTGTTTAGTAAGTTCTTCTATCTCTTCTTCTAACATCTTAAAATCATCAGGGTCGTTTACCCTAACTGCTCTATCTGATAGATATAAAGGCACATTATTTAAGTCAAACATACCTTGTTGCCATGCTGCTAATCTTCTTTTAACACCTCTTTGACCTTCTCCGCATACATACATAACTGGTTTAGCATATGCTTTATTGCCATAAAACCTCTCGCCTTTAGCAATACAAGCTGCCATAGCTATAGCAATAAATGACTTACCACTTTTAGGAGCTCCAAAGATACACATTAATGATTCTTTTTCTACTACATCTTCTATGAGCCAATCAGGATTATCTACCTGTCTCAATACTTCATCTGCTCTTGTAAAAGTAACAGCACCCTTAGGTTTCTTCTCAGTGCAATTAATTATGTATTCTTCTAAATCTTTTGACTCTTTAAAATCACCCCTTGTGTATGCATCATATAAATCATCTTTCTCATTAAATGATTCAGGTGGTTGTGCTATTTTTACTTTACAACCATTCTTTTTTAACATCTTAGCTATATCATTTGCACACTTAATACCAGCTTCATCATTATCAGGAAATATCCAAACATCTCTACCAAATATAGGACTCCAATCTGCTTTTTGCCAAGCATTAACCCCACCATGCCAAGTACAACTATCTCCTTCATAAATCGCTTCTGAGCCACGTAGAGCCTTCTCACCTTCATTTATGATAATAGGCATATCCCTATGCTTATCAGTATAATAAATAGGTAGTAAGCCTTCAGGTCGCTTCATAGACCAAGTTGCATCATTGTTGAGGGTAAATGGTGCATATTTTTGCTTTATGAAATGTCCTTCAGGGAATCTTAAAACCATAAAGTTATCAGCATACTTGACCTTCACAATAGCTTGTTTGTAAAGGTCAATCATTTGCTGTCTAGAGAATGACTTAGCACTACTTGCGGTCTTTGTTTTTAAGGGGGAAAAACCGCTTAATAAGGAGTCATTAGATTGTAATGCTAAGTCATAACCAAACTGTTTTAAAACTGTATTGACATCTTGATTCATATGTTTGATTAAATCTATTAATCCACCACCTGTATCATTCTCAAAATCAAACCAAGTGCCTGCTTCTAAGTTAAGAACAAAAGAACCCTTGCGACCCCATCTTAATTCATTAGATGAGGTGCTAGTAGGTTCACCTAGTAATTGCTTTGCAACTTCAGGTGCTATTCTTTGCCAATCTACTGATTGCATCAGAAAGGTATATCATCATCTGTTAATTCATTCTGACTTACCATCTCAGCCACTTTATCGCTAAGACCATCATTAGGACTCTTAAATGTATCCTCTACTGGTGCTTCTTGGTCTAAATACCATTGAGGTATTACAAAACCATCACTTCTTGGTGCAAATTTAGCAAAGCTGAATTTTATGTCGGATGAATTACCTGCACCAACTTGAATGGGTTTAGAACCTTCAAACTTAACTACAGGCAAGCTATCTGAATTAGCATCCATCTGATTCCAAAATCCATTTAAAATGTTATTAAATGCAGTTGATTCAGCCCAACTAAATCTTTGCCATAAATAAGCATGTTGTGCTCCTTGAGGAAATACCCAAGCACTAAATGCTCTTTTATAGTCATCAGCAGGTTGTGGACTAATTACAGTGAATTTATCATCCCATACATATTCAAAACCGCTAACTTTTGTATATCTACCCCATCCTGATTTGAATGTTGCAGGGTCAAGTTGCATGTATTGAAAATCTACAGGCGTTTCACCATTAGCAAAAAACTGCTGATGTGATGTTTTAAAAGCAAGATAAACTTGCTGACTCTCATTGTTGGGATTAGACATCCCACCTAGTATATCCATATACTCTCCTAGTTAATGTATTGTTTTCTCAATACTGTTTAAATAATCAGCTTCAAGTTGGGTATAACACCTTTCCTTAAAACTCTCATAATCCTCGTCATTTATAATTCCGAGAAATTCGCAAGCACTTTGTATCTTTTCATAGGCAAACCTACAATAATCTTCAAAGTCCTGCTCAAGCAGGTAGCTGTTTAAATCCATCTGCTCTTTGTATGATTTCATCTAACCTTTCACATA